TTCATATGATTGCTGACTGTGAACCAAAGACTGCCAGGTCTCAAAGTAGTTTTTGATCGCATGGTTATTCATCACATGAAAAGTCAAATTAATATCAGTAGTTGCATACCCATTGGCATACTTTCGATTGACTGTCCCGATTGTATGCTCGGTGGTCATAATCTGCCTTCCTGGCAGTTCTGTAGAGGTGCAAAGAAGATTCAAAGGTGAGGTACCATTACCCAGACTCGGAAGGAATACGCGAAACATATTCGGGCGAGCAAACCCACCAGAGCGAGATACCAATGCTTTAAAATCATCGATACGATATGCCATTAAATCATCTGCCTTGAATCATAGTAGACTTTCTGTCTGTTCGATTTCTTCCAACTCGCTGTCGGTAGAAATGTAGCAATTTCCCACTCTGGAGCAAGAACCTCAGAAAATCGACTCTTTACGTGCTCGTTAAGATAATGCTTGAAGCAAGGTTTAAAATATCTCAACTTGCTTGATTTCTTAAGCATTCTGTAAGTAAGATCAAATTTAGTATTTTCGTCCACTTTACTTCCTGTTATATCCATCAAAGCATCTAGAAACTTTGCTCGAAGGATAGGCGGAAGGTAGTGTAGATTCAATCCATAGAATCCGCCTTCTGCCGGACCAACTACAATCACAAGAGGAAACGTATCGTAGTAGGGCAACTTGTCTTTGGTCTTGGGATCATAGAAGAACATTTGCATCGAACCAACGATCTGTTTCTTTCGCTGCTTCAATGGATCCTCTTTCATCAACTGCTCTCGGTTGATTGCTCTCAGATTCGCTGCTTTCTTCCTAAACCACTCGCGAGACTCTTTCGTCCTTGGAGTGATTCCTGCTCTGAATGCTTGCAGTTCTAATCTTTGGAAAATATTGGACACAATCCACACCTATCAAAAAATTCTTTATTATTTATAATGAGAATCAGAGATATTATTTCTTTTTCCGAGAAAAAGGCTTGAGTGGTTTTGCAGATTTTGGCATAATTCCGAATGCTTCCAATTCTCTTTCGGTCCAAACTTCAAAGTGCCACCCACGATCTTTTGCATACTCTTTTGCTGCCTCCCACTTATTCATATTTTTTACGTAGGTGAGTCCTTCGGTAATGTATCTTCTGGTTCTTCTGGGTCCAGTAGGTGGAGAGGTTTCTTTTGCAGGTTTGATCTCCACAAGAACTGTTTTGCCATCAGTATACTGAATTACAAGATCCATAAAGTATCGGTGGTATTTTTTGTCAACTTCATATAAATACGGTATGACGATTTCTTCGCTACCCCATCTCTTTACCTTTGGAGAATCGTCGCACCATTTAAAAGCATATTTTTCCCACTGTGATCGATACGTCACATTTTCTGGGTTGCCGATATACTTCTCTTTGTTTTTTACTTTGTAGTTTCCAGAGTATGCCATAATCGCTTATAAATAATTCAGTAATCGTTTAACCTATTTATTGAGTATCTAATGGCAGAAAATACCAGACCAAAAGATCGAAAGAGACTCCGCTACCCTCTTCATAATGAAGATGAGTATAAAGCGAGAGTTAAATTCACTCTCGTGAAGGAAAAAGAAGTTACTTCTGACACGTTGCGCGACCTCATTCCTGGCGCAAATAGTGCAGCAGACCTTCTACAAAACCTGCTCCCTGATATTACGCGAGAAGAAGCAGAAAAGAGTATTGGAGAGCATGAAGGTAGATCTAATCAGACTGCATCTAGACAAACTATTCCGGTTCCTGATACTGTAGTCTCTCTCTATTTACCTACTGCTCTTGCATTCAGAGACAATGTTGCCTACGAAAACTTTGACTTAGGCATCATTGGTGCCACCTTAGAGCAAGGTGGTGGGATACTTCGGGCATTCTCTGGTGGATTGTCTTCTTTGACTGAATCTCTAAAAGCAAATTCTTCTGCTCCTATTGGAGATGTTGCAAAACTAGCAGCAACAAACTTAGCAGGCAAAACCTCAATAGGAGACGTGGTTCTTGGTGCAGCACAAGAGAGAGCAAAAGTTGTTCAAGGTGCGTTAAGAGTCACAAATAATCCTAATACGAGAGTGTTTTTTAAACAAGTAAACCTCAGAGATTTTGCCTTCACCTTTAAGTTTCTTCCTCGCTCTCGCGAAGAAATGAATGAAGTAAAAGAAATCATAAAATTCTTTAGAACAGAACTCTATCCAGAAGAAATTATTTTTGAGAACATTTCTCTTGGATATAGATTCCCAAATAAATTTAGGATTGAATTCTACTACGGTGAAAAAAGAATCGCCAATAAGTTGAAGGATTGTTTTTTAAGAGATGTGTCAACAACATACAACCCAACTAACATGGCAATGCATCCGGATGGTGAGTTTAACGAAATTGATTTGTCACTTGCATTTCAAGAAGTTCGTGCACTCTCTCGCAAAGATGTCGAGGAAGATGGATTCTAATGTCTACAAAATACTTCAGACAATTTCAAAAACTCTATTATCGTTTTGGCGATAACGAATCGCCTGTCATCTTTCAAAACCTTTCTCAGTATGTTGATCTTATCGATCAAATTAAAACCAATATTTCATTTTTTCAGGACTACACCATACTCTCAAAAGAAAGACCAGATACAACTTCGTTTAAATTGTATGAAACTCCGGAGTACTATTGGACTTTCTTTTTACTGAACGACAAGTTAAGAGAATCCGGTTGGCCACTGTCAAATGAAGAAGTAAGAAGAATTGCGCAAGAATATTATCCGCATCGAGTAGTAACAACAAAAGAAGATATTGCGACAGAACCCTTTGATTTTCCGGTTGGAAAGGTTGTTCTTGGATCTGTTTCAGGAACTGTCGGTACGATCATAAAAAGAAATCTAAATCTTGGTCAGTTGACAATAGACACTACAAATACAGTTATCAGCGAAGAAAGAGAGATCACACTATCTGTCAACACAAATGGATTTGCAGAATTTGAACTGACTGACGACAGAGAAACTTTTCATAGTCCTTCTCTTTGGACAGTCTATCGAGACGGCAATATCATTTCAAACGTTGACATAACACTCTCTCAAATAAATCAGGTTGCAAACTTTGCCAACATTCCGTTTGTTGAAAACTCAACTTATACTGTTGATGTTTTGATTCATGTTGCAAATCCTCTAGACAATAACTACGGCGACACTGAATCTCTCTACTACATTGACGAAACAACGGGTATTACGATTGCTGCTCAAATCTATGATGAGAAACCTCAGTATCTGGCAACACATCATTATGAAGACGCAAATGGGGATTGGGTTGACATAGATCCTTTCACTCAGGTTATTCCAACAGGAGTTACTGCAGTCACAAACCTTGATAGAATTCAAAGAAAAAATGACGACCTCAAACAAATAAAAGTCATTAAACCGAGTGCTATCGAAACGGTAGTCGGCGAGTTTTACAGATTACTTTCTGAGTTAACATGACACTCTCAATTCAACAGCAATATAAGATAATTGAAGCAACAATCTTTGCAGACAAATTAGGTTCTACAGAGATTGATGTTCGTCCTTCCATTGCGGAATTAGTTCTCTATGAAAATATAGAGAAACCGTATGTTACTGGTCAAATCACGATCTCAGATAATAATGGATTGTTTGATACAATATCATTTAGTGGGACAGAACGCATACGCATACATTTGGCGTCGGAAAGTGATATTGCTCCCGCAACGATTCCGAGAACTTTCGTTATGACCAGCATCGAGAATGTTATAAAATCGTCTGATGCAGGTAATTCTTCTCTTTACGTCTTTACGTTAATTGACGAGCATGCAATCCTAAGCAAAGCAAAAAAGATAAGCAGAACTGTTCGCGATAATCTAGAGAATGAAATTCAAAAAATTTGTGCTACTGACCTCAAGAAAAATATAGACATCTCATACATGTTTCTTTCTGGAGATCGTAGACAAAGAGTTTCTTCTATTCAAAATAATTTTAAGGGAATTATTCCTTACATGCATCCACTCGATGCATGTGAATGGTTAAGAGATCGTGCTACAACACAGACAGGTGCACCGTTCTTTCTTTATGCTTCTATTCACGATCAAAATTTAAGACTCGGAAATTTAGATGTGATGCTACAAGAGGATGCCTTTAATAAAGACAATCCTTACATTTATTCTCCTTCAAACGTTCAGAGAGCAGAGGAACAATCTCCGCTACAAAGAACCTTTCAGGTTCAGCACCTTAGAACTGCTAAGATGCAGAATACTTTTCAGCAAATGAATTCAGGTGGGATTGGTTCTTTGTACAACAATACGAATCTCAACAATGGAAGAATCTCATCTTCTCATTTTAGTATTCGTAACGTTCTCCGTGATTTGAAAAGCAACAACACAATACCTTCAGAAAAAATTCAGAACATTTTCGATGAAGAGTTTTTGCTAGATGGACAACCAATTGATCAGTTTGACTCTAGAGTTTTTCACACAATCACGTCTACTGGAACTTACGGTAAGTTTAAAAGTATTCACGACGAACCCGACTCGACAAAATTCAAAAAGAAAGTTGCGAATATTTCAATTCGCAACATGCTCTATAAAAACATGATGGAAGTCATTGTTCCGGGGGCAGGATTTTTAATTTCTCAGGCGAGCGTTGGTGACATCATTAGGATTGATGTTATTTCTGATGTGATAGATAATCAGAGAGATAAATTAAAACTTGACCTTCTTCGTAGTGGAAACTTTTTAATCTATAATGTTCGCCATAACTTCAGAGACACTCGTCACGATGTTGCTCTCACCGTTTGTAAGATAACGAGGGGATAATGTATACTTCTCTTGCAACAGAGTATTATGGAGACAGACTACGTTGGTTTGTTGCTGACGTCATAGATGCATCTCCGCCATATGGTCTTGAAGGAAGAGTGAGAATTAGAATACACGGTGTTCATTCTCCCTCAACAAAAGATATCAAACAATCAGACCTTCCTTGGGCACAATGCGTCCTTCCAGTTACCGAAAGTGGGGTTAGCGGGTTGGGAAGGACTCCTAAACTCGAGTCAGGTGCTTTGGTATTCGGAATGTTTATGGACGGTCCTGCTTCTCAAGTTCCGATTGTTTTGGGATCAATACCAAGAATCGAATTCCCATCTCGAGTTCAAAGAAGAATAGAATTTGAAACTGTTACAGACAGAGTCACACAAGAAGATGTGTTTTTTGAAAATGTAGTTGCAGGAATCGACAGAGACTGGCCGCAAATCGACGACCAAAACACCGGAAATATCTCTGTTCTGGTAAGAGAATATAGAATAATCGAGTCTGTTAAATTCTTTTTAAGCAATGGTTACACATTGAATCAAGCAGTTTCAATTGCAGCAAATATTGATGTGACATCAAGAATGATCACAGGAGAAGTTTTAAGAGATAATGGAAGCATTGGACTTGCAGGGTGGACAGAACAAAGACTCCAAAATCTAAAAAACTTTTCAAATGAATGGAAAAGGTTTAGCACTCAACTAGCATTTATTCTCTATGAACTAAATACTACACAAACCTCTGCGAATATCAAACTTCTGCAGGTCGACACGATTGACATAGAAAAGCAAGAGAATTGTCAGCGCGTCTTCGCTCGAGACTATTTACGAATTCGAAATGGTGGAGAGACTCAAACAAGAGTCGAGGCAGGTCTTGACCTCTATAGCAAATTGGTGGGATAGATGATTACAGTAAAGCAAATCAATTCTCAACTAGAAGCGAAGCAAAATAACAATACTTTCACTCCACAAGTCATACAGTCTTCTCAGAGTGCGATTCAATCTACCTACGCAAACAATGCTACACTTCTTGGCAGGAATGCAAATGAAGTTGTTGGTGGTATTAAAAGTCTAGAAACGAAAGTAGATGATACTGGTTCAATCGTTGCAAAGGGAGACGCAGTAGTAGAATTAACTGAGGGCGCACCAGGATTAGGATCATTATTTGACCCTCAACTAACTTCCATGGATTATGGAACACCCACCATAAATTTGGGATTTGATAGCGATACACTCGCAGGATTGGATAGTTCTGGTGCGGTTGGAGGAATTTTCTCTGAAGTAGAAACTGTTGGTGGTGGCGTTGCAAATACTATTTCTACGATTGTTCAAACAATCACTGGTCTCGGATCGCTGAAAAAACTTACAAATATTGCAAATGGTGGTTCTGCAATTGATGCTCTGAAGAAAGGTGCTGAGAGTGTAGCGAAGAAAGCAACAGAACTAACAGATGAGATCGCGACGGTTGTTGACACAGTTGCTCCAGGTTCTCCTGCATCTCAGTTTTTAAATGCTGCAAGTTCTATTACGCAAGGTAATCTAGATGTTGGAACTGCTCTTCAACTCGTATCTGCGGTTTCTTCATTAAACCCAGCAACTGCAGTAGGTTTAGAAGTAGTCAATAATTTCACAGGAAATTCTGGACTTATCGGGAAAGTTACAGAAGTCATCACAAAGGTCGACAAAACTGTCAACCAGATAGAAAGAGAGATTAATGCAGGCATTGACACTCTGCTCACTCCTATTACAAAAACTGTTAATGATCTAAATGGATTTATTTCACAGACAGATATTGTTACAGGTGGAGGTTTGCTGCAGGATATTACTGAAAGTTTTACTCGAGATGCATCTTCGGTCATTAATCGACTTGCATTTGGTACTCAATTTTCGAATGAAAAAACGTCAGAACTCCTTCAACAAGCAATTAGTGGCGATCCAGTAGAGCAAACGAAAGCAGTCAAAGAACTCATAAAAAGTTCTACCTCCAATACTAATGGAATGCAGAGAATTATTGATGAGGTTGTACGTTCTGATCAATCTAAGAACACAAGCGAATTTATTGCTGAAGTAGAAGTTAAAGCAAGAGCACAAGGGATTAGTGAATCAGAAATCGAGAATACTACCGGAAGAATTAGATTAATCGAATCTGAGTTAGTAAATCTTTCAACAACGATTTCAGGTTCGATAGTAAAATCTCCAATAGACTTTTACAGAGAAGACGTTAATCTTGAAGAGACTTTACAAAAATTCAAGGGAGCAGAGACAGGATTTT